TCAAAGACGCACAGTTAGCGTTCAGCAACCCATCTTTCTATCGTCAGATAGGTAAAAACCCTGACGCTGTGATTGAAAATGCAATCAAACTGATGCAAGTTAAGTTTGCTTGAGTTAAGATAAGCGTAAATTCCCCTTTATAAAATGAATCACACACATGAGCCAACCGAAGAAAAGCGCAAACTGGTGGAAACCAGTAGTGGCTTTGGCTTGCCTCATGAGCAGATTGCCACATTAGTGGGCATAGACGATAAAACGCTACGCAAGCATTACAGAGCAGAACTAGACTTAGGCAAGGCTAGGGCTAACAGGCAGATAGCAGGCAAACTCTTTCAAAAGGCTACATCTGGCGATACAACAAGTCTCATTTGGTGGACTAAAACGCAGATGAAGTGGTCAGAAACACAAAAACACGAACTTACAGGTGCTGATGGCGAACCGCTAACAGGCATCAATGTGACATTTCACGCGCCATAATGAGCGAGACAAACGCACAGTTTCCTGTGAAGATGGCTGGCCTGTTTGATAAGGCTAGATACAAAATTTATTATGGCGGTAGGGGTGCAGGCAAGTCTCACAGCGTAGCAAAGGCTTTGCTGATATTGGCGGCAAGAAACCCTATTCGCGTTCTTTGCGCTAGGGAATATCAGACTTCTATTCGTGATTCGGTGCATAAACTGCTGTGCGACCAGATTGAACTCATGAATATGCACAGCATATTTGAGATAACGCAAAACAGCATTAGAGGGCGAAACGGCTCAGAATTTGCATTTATCGGTCTAAAAAACAATGTTGCTAATGTAAAAAGTTATGAAGGCATAGATATTTGTTGGGTTGAAGAGGCACAAACGGTAAGCCGTATGTCATGGAATACCCTGATTCCTACAATTCGCAAAGAAGAATCTGAAATTTGGGTCACATTTAACCCAGAACTCGAAACAGACGAAACATATCAACGCTTTGTTGTTAAACCGCCAGAAAACGCAGTTGTACAAAAAATAAACTGGTCAGATAACCCATGGTTTCCCGAAACCTTAGCGTTAGAGAAAGACGCGCTAAAAAGTCGTGACCCGTCCGCATATCAAACAGTCTGGGAAGGGCTATGCAGACTCACAGTTGATGGCGCAATCTTTGCTAACGAAATGCAAGTAGCGGAGTTGGACGGGCGTATAACTAAGGTCACTTATGACCCTACAAAGCCATGTCATGTGATATTTGACCTTGGATGGGCAGATAGCACAGCATTTTGGGTTCTTCAGTTTGTGGGCATGGAAACTAGGCTCATTCGCTATCACGAAGATAGTCAAAAAACCATTAGCCACTATTTAGCCCTGTTGCAGACATACGGCTATATGTACGACACGCTGTGGCTACCGCACGATGCACAGAACAAAACTCTAGCAAGCAACGGCAAATCTATTGAAGAAATTGTCAGGGCGGCAGGCTATAAAACACGGATTATTGAACGAACACCAATAGCGGACAGTATCAATGCGGCACGAACTATATTCAGAAATTGTTGGTTTGATAGAGAAAATACTTACGATGGTCTACAATGCCTTCGACATTATCGTTACGATGTAGATGCAGAAACTGGTCAATTTAGCCGTCAACCGCTACATGACCAGTACAGTCATGGTGCGGATGCTTTCCGTTACATCGGATTGATGATTAACGAGCCGAAGCCAAGGCGTAAGGTTCAAAATCAATATTATGGTCAGCCTAACAGTTGGATGGGATAGATATGGCAGATGATTACGACCCAATTATTCAAGAAGCGGTTGACTTTCTAAAGTTCTGCAATGACGCAGACACGATGAATCGCCAAGAAGCCTTGGAAGATTTGAAGTTTGTTTCTGGTGACCAATGGCCTGTTGAACTGCAAAACAGCCGAAACCTTGAATCACGCCCAGTTTTGACCATCAATAAACTGGATGGCTATTGCAGACAAGTAGCCAATCAACAGCGTCAGCAACGCCCACGCATCAAAGTTCACGCAACTAATACGCATGAACAGATGGTGGAAGCGCAAGACATTCAAGGCATTATTCGACACATTGAAGTCAACAGCAACGCAGACCACGCTTATGACAACGCCTTTGACTATGCTGTACGCATGGGTTGGGGTTATATGCGTGTTCGCACAGATTACATAAGCGAAGATTCGTTTGACCAAGAAATCTACATTGACCCAGTAGACAACCCGTTTACAGTCTATTACGACCCTAACTCGATATTGCCTGATGGCTCAGACGCTGAAAAATGCTTAATTACCACCATGATGCCTAAAGAGGTGTTTAGGTCGTTATACCCAGAAAATGACGATGGCACTTCTTTCACGCAACGCGGTACGGGTGACAGTCAGTCAGAATGGATAACAAAAGAGGATATTCGACTCGCTGAGTATTACTACACAGTCAGAGAAAAGGCTACGCTGTATCTTTTGAGCGATGGTTCTTCTACTTTTGCGGATGAAAAAGACTTTTTTAATCGTCTGTCTATGGCTGGCATCACAGTAATTGACCAGCGCGAATCGTTCAAAAAGACCATCAAATACAAGAAACTGACCGCTATCGAAGTTATCGAAGAGCGTGATTGGCCAAGCCGTTATATCCCAATCGTTCCAGTATATGGACGCCATGTGGTTATTGGTGACAAACGCAAGAAGTTCGGCATGGTTCGCTACGCCAAAGACAGTCAGAGAATGTATAACTTCTGGCAAACCTCGATTACTGAATCTATTGCTCTCGCGCCAAAAGCCAAATGGGTCATGGCAGAAGGTCAGGATGAAGGTCACGAACTCGATTGGGCGCAAGCAAACATCAAGTCATTCCCGCTGTTGCGCTACAAACAAACAGACATTGAGGGAAGAACAGCACCACCTCCACAACGCTTACAGCCAGAACCACCGCCTGCTGGCACGATGGCCGCGGCTGGCATGGTGTCTGATGACATAAAAGCCATTATGGGCATCTTTGACCCTGCTCAACTCGGTCAAGGCAACATTTCTGGCAAGGCTTTGAATGGTCAACAACAGCAAGTTGACTTAACAAACTATGACTATTACGACAATCTGACGCGTTCAATCGCTCATGTCGGCAAGATTATTCTTGACTTAATACCCAAAATTTACGACACACAGCGTGTTTTGCGAATCATCGGTGAAGATGGCAAACCCGATATGTTGCCGTTAAATCAAAGGGATGCAATCGGGCGCATCTTAAACGACACATCTGTTGGTCAATACGATGTGGTTATGGAAACAGGTCCAGGCTACAACAGTAAACGCCAAGAAGCAGTTGATGCAATGATGCCTTTGTTGTCAAAACCCGAACTATTCAATGTTGCAGGCGATTTGGTCTTTAGAAATATGGATTTCCCTGGGGCTGATGTAATCGCTGACAGATTGGCGGCTATGAACCCAATGTCGCAGATTGACGAAAAGTCTGACATTCCTCCACAAGTGCAAATGCAAATTATGGCGGCTAAGAAACAAGTCGCTGATATGCAACAGCAGATGGAAGCCATGCAGATTCTTATCAAACAGCGCGGTGACATTGAGCAAGTCAAGCAAGACAACGAGACTAAACGCGAATTGCTACGACAGACTGCCAAAGCGCATAACACCGAAACAATGGCAGAAGTTAAGGTCAATGACCAAAATACCCGCGCCATCACATCGCAGAACAAGATTGAGATTGAAGCAATTACAGACTTGTTGTTGCATCACATGGACACGGCAAGACTTAACGCTGAAATTGACAAACGCAACGCTGAACAACAAGGCGCAATGCGTTTTGCAGAGGAAGATATTGCACAAGGCGGCAATCCTTTGACACAGCAATAAATTAGTGGTAAATTTGCCATCAAACCTTACCAGTTAGGTTAACTGGGTAAATCCGTAGGGACAACGAAATGTCTGACAAAGAAGCGGGTCAAGTTTTGACCAGCAACAACTCGGCAGAGTTTTATGCAAATAGATTAGGTTTAGCCGACCAACCCGCAGTTGAGGCCGCACCAGCGGAGCCGACCGAAGTGGTGGAGGAACGGAGTGAACCAGTAATCGAGGAAAAAGAGCAAGAGGAAAAGCCTAAAGCGAATCCAAAACTCGAAAGACGATTTTCTGAGATAACTAAGCAACGCGAAGAAGCGCGTAAAGAAGCGCAAGCAGAGCGAGAGCGAAGGGAAGCCTTAGAAGCCCGTTTAGCGGCACTTGAGAAACAGTCAGCGCCACAAGCGCTTAAAGTTGATGAAGAGCCACAACCTAGCCAGTTCAACGATGCGTTTGAATATGCCAAGGCTCTAGCAGAGTACACAGCAGACAAACGAATCGGTGAAATGAAACGGCAAGATGCAGAGGCTAAAGAAGCGCAAGAACGCCAAAAGGTTATTGACCAATGGGCAAGTAAGGTGCAACAAGCCAAAGCGTCATTGCCTGACTTTGATGACATAGTAGCGTCTAGTGATGTTGTCGTAAATGACGATATTCGTGACGCGATTCTTGAGAGCGATGTAGGGCCACAAATCCTCTACCATCTGGCTGAGAATGAAGA